GGAAGTTCTGATGCCCGTATAGGTCTACGCCGCGCCCAATTTGAAGGCCCTCCTCTGAAAGTTCGTAAGGTGCTCTAAGCTTTCTTGAGCGTTCCGCAAAGTCCGCGTCACTCTCGCCTTCTTTCTGTGTCGGATACCAGTATGGGTTCCGTGCCTTGCGTTTCATCTCCTCCCACTCTTCGGGACTAACTCCGGGAGGTACTTCAGTATCAAAAGCACCACCAAGATACGCGGCTCCTAGACCCAGTCCTGCGGCAGGCCCCCACGTCTTCAACATACTTGGTTTCAATGCGGCTACGGCTTTATTTCCAGCTTCTATTGCAAACTTTGCTCCCGCTTCAGTGCCACGAAGGCCGGGTTTAAGGAGGAGCACTGCTTCGTCCATCGCCTTTTTTCGTGCGGCGGCTTCTGCCGATGTACCAGTTAGCACTTCTTTCCCGACCGTAAACTTGGGTTCGGCAAACGGCGTATAGTCCCTCAACCCTGCTGTCTGTGTCGCTTCTCCTCTTTTGACCATAGAAGCAAGATCCGTTTGGTTACCGGGGTTGTACCAGGTTCTAGAATTACGTGGATCAAATGTATCGAAGGTTGCTCCGGGGTCGAGCTGTCCATAGCTTGTGGTTGGAGCCGCAGGGCCTGCTCCGGGCATTGCCGCGTCGGGACTTGCTTTAATAAAATCACCAAAGTCACCAGTTTTAAGGCGATCCATTTGCGTGGCGACGGAAGGCGCTCCTGCTCCAGTGAAGCTGCTTTCTATACCACCCATAAAAGTACCGCCCTCAGTTCCAAGGCCTTTGAGACCACCGCTTAAAGAAGCAATACCACCGGAAATTAAACCAGCTTTGAGAGCATCTTTAACGCTTCCTCCTTGAGCAAGCGTACCAAGACCACCTGCCAAAGCGGATGCTCCAAAAGTTCCCGCTTTGAAAGCCGTGCCAAGAAAAGGAAAACCAAAAGTCATAGCAATAAGAGGAAGAGCAATAGGAGCAATCTTCTTGGCAACTTTAATGACTTTCTTAACCGCCTTCTTAACACCCCTAAAAATACTCTTGAAGAAGAACTCAGGCATTCCTGTTACAGGGTTGATGCTGTTTAAGTCATTCCCGATCACAAACTCCTGTGGATCAAGGCCCATCTCTTTCATCTGATTGAAGAGAAGCTCTTTAACCTTGGGGTTAGCGTTAAGGACCTCCATCGGAACAACAGTCTCCCCCTCCGCAGCGTGTACAACGTAAATGTCACCATTTCGTCCGTATTCGGCTAGTTTCTGAGCCTGCTGCTGCATGGAACCAAGACCAACCGGGGCTATGTCGTAATCAGGAGAAGCATCCGCAAACGACTGTAATCCGGTATTCGCGTAGGTGTGAGTTTGTTGTAACATTATGAAAGCTCCAAAACGCTTGCAAAGGCGTAGATCTTAGAGGCCGTATCGCAATTAAGTATGAGCGTATCACTAGCCTCAAGAACAAAAGGGCCTGTGAGGGACGTGTCTGCGAGAGTTCCTATGCTGTTCTTCTCTAACGTAACCGTCACAGAAGCGGAACTGTCGGTAATCTTAGGGTACACTACTATAGTGCCGCTATGACTATTATACAATTGGATGTTTTTAACAATGGCCTGCGTTTCGCTGGGACACGTATAGATTGTAACGTCCCCCGTGGCCCCGACCAGTTTTGCTATATTTTTATACGCAGAAGCCATTAGTCCATAAACCAGTTCATGCCATTAGTGTCATCTTCGCCGCTTATAACAGAGGGCATTTCCTTGCTCATAAGAGCGTTTTCAATTGTCTGAGTTAGACGAATCATAATATCCGCGTTGTATTCACCGGGAATTATTGGAAGAGGTGTTTCAAGAAGTCTCGCCATTACCTCCTCCCATCTGGTTGGATGTCCATCCGGGTATCGCCCAGAGTCCAAGAAACGTCGCCTGCACTACTCTGAATACGCAAAACCGCTGAACGGGAACGGGCTCTTACATCAGACTTTGTTGTAGTGCTTGTAACAGCGTTAGTTGAGTTTGTTGTCAAGCTTTCGCCGGGGTAGTTCCGCGTTTTCAGAACATAATCAACGCCGTTTCCGGCTGCACTTGTTATGTCAATGTCAGGAATAATTCGCCGTATGGCGACAAACTGGTTGCCGTCCCCTATGTCAAACACAGAAGACTCAATGTACGGAGACATCGCCGTGCCGTCGTTCGTGGTCCCTGATTCGTGGTCATAGATGTAGTTTGTGCTGTCCACGGTCCCCGCACCACGAGGCTTGCTGTGTAACCCAAAATCAACCCAAGCGGTTCTGGACATAGAACCAATGTCCCAGGTCCCTTCTACATAATTAAATTTCACGTAGCGGTCAATGTCGTCGCTATCCGCAGAGCAGTAGAACCAGAAAATCTCGTCAAACATTCTGTTGGAGCCAGCAAAAAACTTTAATTTTTCCTCAAGGTTTATGTCATCGAATACATAGCGAAGAAGCGTACAGGGAACTGTTTGTATCTGACCCACATATACAAAGAAGTTTTCTGTATCCATCCAGTATACGCGATCCCCAACCGAAATAACCAAGTTTGGAGAAAGCACAGAGGTGTTGTTTGCTAAGAGATTAAACGCAAACGTAAAGGGGGGTCCTACAAACCTCATGCTATATAAAGAGGAATCCGTCCATATTAAGGTCTCCTGCCTTGTTTGAGCAGACGTAATGATTTCTGATCCGGAAGAAAGACGCATAGACCCTGCCGTATTATAAACGGTAGGCGTCCAATCCACTGCGTTCTCCTGATCTGACCAGCGCACAAGCAAGAGATCTTGAGCCGTGGTGCTGATCGTGTTCGCTCCCAGACATATAACGTGTCGATCTGTGTCTGATACAAGAACCTGACGGGCAATGGTCGGTGCGTCGGAAGCCCCGGTCTGGCTGCTCAGTGCCGTGGCCCGCGTGGAAAGACCAAGTGTTGCGTCCCAGTAGTACACATTGTCATCACGGACATTCATCAACAGGTCTTCGCCCCAATTGTCCTGTGACCACAATCTGGTATCCCCGGAAGTAAATGGAACTACCGCATCAGACCATCCATAAAAATCGTTGGCTTCTTTAACAATAACATCATCGGCGTGGGCAGCAGCGGTAGTGCCTCTTGAACCACGAATAACGGTCAGGGTATTGCTTGATTTCGCAGTATACAGAAGCAGTTCGTCCTCAATCTGTATCAGACCAACAAAAGTAGCCGTGGCACCGCTTGAGTGGATTGCCGTGGTGGTCCCGTCCGCGCCCCTTGTAATATCACCAAGAACGGTTCCTGAGTTTGTCTTATACGAAACATGCTCACTGCCTACTTTAATTGTGCCTTTAGCTGGCATTCCGGAGGAATCAGCCAGACTGATCGTTGTGTCCACGATAGCCACAGCAGCACTTGTAGTGGTTGAGGCAGTTTCAAAGTCAGAAGCGGAGGTCAGATCCAGCGACGTTACACTGGCGTTTATGCCGCCGTCCAAGGTGGTTTGAGAATAAGTAAGGGTTGAACCTCCCCAATAACCCGAGCCCCAACCCGGACCAAGAACAGATTCAGCCGTGCTTACGTGTATCTGGTAATTAGCAATAACGGCAGAACCGCCGCCAGCCGTAGACCCGGAAGTAGCACTTCCCCCTGTGTCCAGTTTATAACTGTTAGCAGACACAACCTGCGTTATGACCTGCTCCTTGTTGAGGTCTGCCGTCGTAAGACCATCGGTAGCCGTTGCACCGCTAAAAGTAACGTAGTCACCTTCCGCTGCTCCGTGCCCTGCGGCGGTTACCGTGATTTCTCCTGATCCCGCACTTCCCGTGGTGATCGGGTCGGCCCCAAGTGTAGCGGTGGCCCTGATGGGTGTTATGTCGTAATAAGAGGTGCCCTGCTCGATATAGAACTTCTTGTTGGTGCCAACTCCCATGAGTTTTAAAGCACTGAGAGTAATCCACGCATTTAAAGAACGGGGTGTTCCCGCTATTGAACTGCCGCTTATTTTTGTCCAGCCTCCCAGTTTTTCAGGGCGACCCTTTCTGAAACGTATTAAGTCAGAATCAAACCAGCCCTGTTCGTCCGCAAAAGAAGTGCTTTCACGGTTAACACCAGGTTTAAATTGAACTCTGGTCAGAGGCATGTACCCTACCCAGCAACGTAGGCTTTACCAG